CGGGTCCCGTCAAGGGCCGTCTGATAGTCTGCGTCGTAGCTCGGGAGCTCGATCCCGAACTCCTCGCGATAGTAGAGGATGGCAAGACCCCAGCAATCCGCCCCCGCGAACGTGCGCCCGCGGTCAACGAATGCGATACCCGCATACTTCATCGCATCCATCAAAACAACTCCGGCGTGGTTTGGGGGTCGAACGAATCCTTCGGGAACGCCTCCTGCATGATCGGCTCGAAGCCGAGCGTTGCCTGAATGACGAGCACATCATACCTAACGCCGATGACCGAGAACACCAAGCCGTCCACCTCATAATCATCCGGCGAGCTGGCAAGAGCGAGCCAGAGCGTCACCGTCGGCGATGACGCAATATCATCGAGCGCCTGAACGATCGCGCGATCAACATTGCAGACCATGAGAGTAATCTGGGGGGGCGTATCGGCGACGTCATCAGGCAGGCCGAGCTTGAACGCGCTCGCGAAAAACTGCAGGCCGTTGCTCCAAATATCCTCGTTGTTATCGACGATTCGGATGGGCGTCGCGAGTTCCGCGTGGTCGATTTGAAGGAGCGTCAGGAGCGCCTCACCCGTCTCCTGAGCGAAGATCGCCGCCCTGAGCGTCGCGGTGATATCGCGCGGCATTAGGGAAGCACCTCATAGTCAAACGATACAACGACGCGCGCTGTTTTGGTTTTGATCGCCGCAAACGTCGGTTCGGTCACGAAGCGGAAGGTCGCGGTGCCGCCGAGTACGGGATGCGTCATCGTCCAGGTCAGGGCGCCGCCCTCGCAGGTATCCTCAAAGAAGATCTTGAAGGTAGCGAGCTGCGCCAGAGTCATGATGTACTGGTAGTGACCCGGCCTGATCCCGGCCGTAAACCGCCGCCGCACCTTCGCGGGCCCCGAGGACATCTCCGTCCGCACGGTGAGTTTTGGAAGGCTCTCCTGGTTACCCTCGAAGAGCGGCTTTGTGGGAAGCGAGGGAGGCCATATTGCCATCTCATCACCTCAGCGGAGTGCGCCGTACGTTGAAGTTGCGCCAGAAATCCTTATCAAGTCCACCGCGATTGACCTCATGTTTCATCGCATCGCGTACCAATACCTGCAGCGTCCTCCCATCGGGGCCGCCCTGCTTGACCTCGATCGGCGCCGAGCTCGCTGCTGTCCGCTGGTCGATAACGGTGACCGAGAAGTCAGCGGGTGCGGCGGCTGCCATCGAGAGGCCGCTGACTTTCGGAACAGCGCCATAGCCGCCGGCGTTCCAGTGCGCCCCCACGCCCTCGCCAACGATGGCGCCGCCTCCGCCATAGCCGCCGGTCAATCCGCGAAGCAGTGAGGCAAACGCCTGGAAGATCGGCTGTACGATGTAGACTTCGGCGAGCAGCCTCGCGATGTCGGCGATGACCTGGTCGATGAAGCTCTTGAACTCCCACCGCCCGGTCTTGAGCGCCTCCGCGATCGCATCGGAGAAACCGCGACGCCAGCTTCGCACCATATCGAGCATGTCATCGAACCGCGCGGAGAGCCCCCCCGCCATTTCATCAACCGATGCCTGAAACGCATCCCTCATGCCGCGGGCAAAATCAGAAACGAGCTTCGAGGCATCGGCGATTTGCCCAGTGACTCGTGTGTCGATCTTAATTTCGAATCCGGGCAATTGCCCGAGGCGCTTCCCTGCGAAGAGACTGTCCACCTTCTCATAGTCGGCCTTCATTCTGTCCGCGATGAGACCAAGTTGCGTCACTCCCGCCACGGCAATCCGTCCGAAGTTTGCGGCATAGCGCTCGAAGTAGGGCCGCGCCGCCTCGAGGGCTGCATCTACGCGCTTGATGCCCGCCTCGATCTGCTCCGCCGATTCGGGCATCGCCGCGGACAGCAAGGCGCCCTGTTGGCGGAGTGACTTCACCTGCTCTTCGAGATCGGCGAATCCCGCCAGCGCCCGCTCGGTCGAGGGAGAAATCCGATCGCCCGTCACGGCGAGGTTCGCCACGGTGCGAATCAGTTCATCGCCGAGCTTGTCTGTTTTCTCTATGAGCCGGTCGAGCGTTGCCTCCATCGGGAGACCGAGAGCGGCGGCGGTTCTCGATATTTGCGCCCCGAGGCCCGAGAGATCAATCTTCGGTTCGATTCCGAGTTTCCATGCTCCAAGTTGTGCCAAGGTTCGATCGAGTTCGCCCCCGCCTCGTGTCAACTTTTCGATGTCCTCGATACGATCTCGGATGTAACGCCACGGGCCGAAGTCGAGCCCGAACCAGTTCAGCCGCTCCATCTGACGGAAGAGCAGGAGCTGTCCTCTAAGAGCTACACTCAGTTTCTCCGATCCCGCGAGCCCCTCCCTAATCTGTGACCGCATCGCCGTTGCCTGCAGGATGGCTTGTCCCACCGTGAGACCAATAATCCCGACAGTCCCGAGCGCCGCGCCCGCCATGCCCGCGCGCCCAAGGGCGGCACCTTGCGACACAGCAATCATCCGCGCGTAATTGACCGTTGCCAAACTCGCGAGGCCCGCGATCGCGCGCAACGATCCTGCCATGCTTCCCAGATAAATGAGCGTCGGGCCGCTCAATGCCAAGGCCGCGCCGAGCCCGAGCACCCATTTCTTCGTCGGCTCCGAGAGATTCGCGAACCATTTAGTGAGGCTGATGACAAGGTCGAGAAGCGGTTTCAGCCCCGCGAGCACGCCGGGAAGAACCTTCAGAAGCTCCTCACCGATAGGTATCAGCGCCGCCGCTATCTGTGCCCTGATCTGCGTCCAGATGCGCCCAAATCCGCCGAGCGCCTCCCATGATTTCTGGAGCTGACCCTGGCTCTGAATCAGTTTGTCGAGTGTCTCACGGTAATAGTCCGATTGCTCACCAGCAAGTTTCATGACTGCGACAACAGAGCCGGCTTTTTTGAATACATCATCGAAGCCCTTGCCTTCGTCGCCCGCCGCCGCCGCCACAAGCTTGATTGCCTCCGCGAACCCGCGCTGCGAGATCATCGCCTGCGCACTCTCGAAACCCGCGCCCCTGATCGCGGCCTCCAGTTGCTTGCTCGGCTTGATGAGTTGGGCGTAGACACCCTTCAGCGCCGCACCCGCAATCTCGGCTCCTCCCATCGACTCGGTGAGGACGATTACCTGAGCCATGAGATCGGCCTGCGAGACGCCAAGTTCGCGCGCGATCGCGGCGTTCGCCGTCATCGGAGCAGAGATTTCGGAGAACTTGACCTTCAATCCAACCGCCGCAGCCGCAAGATCGGCGGTCCGTTGCATGGCGGCAAGGCTGTTCTCGTTGTAGGCATCAAGGATGGAATCCGTGTATCCGATCGCGCCGGCGAGATCAGTTTGTCCCACCTCGGCGAGCTTCGATGCGAGACGGAGCCTCTCGACAGAATCCGCAGAGTCTCCGAAGGTTTGGATCACGTCCGCCATGCCAGCAGAGAGTTCGGCGGGCATGCGCCCAAGTTCGGGCCCGAGCGCAATTGTTGCCTGGCGGAGTTCCTCGATCCGTGCCTTATTCTCTCCGAGGAGCATCTTGACTGGCTTGAATCCCTTCTCGAAGTCCTGTGCGGCTCGAAAGGCGGCGTATCCAAGGCCAGCTACGGGAGCGGCAAGGATCGTGAAATCCTTGCCGATGCTTTTGAGGTCTCTGCTCGTACGCGCGAGATACTTCTGTGCGGATCGGAGATCCTTGTCGAACGCGGCGAGCCCAGCGAGGCCGATGCTGACGAAAAGAGAAGGCTGCTTACCCACGTTCCCGCTCCTCGGCGCGCAATTCGAAGAGAGCCTGCCACTCGGTCAACTCATAGGACGACATCCGCGATTGAAGCTCGGTCTTCGTCATGCCGAGCCGCTCCGCTAGTTCGAAGATGAATCGGTAGTCGGAGTCGCCCCGGAGCCTTTTTTTATCGCCTCGACCTCCTCGGGCCGGAGGCCACTCAGTCGGAGAATCGCGCTGGCAATTCGCGCCGTTACGCCCGCGGACTTCTGAACGAGCCAATCGATGTCTCCGTCCTCAAATAGCTTCTCATTCGTCTCGGGAACATAGCAGGCCGCAATCATAACGAGCGGAAAGAGCAGGCGCGGGTCCGTGTGCTCGCCCGTTGCATCCGTGCGCGCCCGGTCAAACACATCACCGCGTTCCCCGGTGGTCAAGCCCCTGATCTCCATCGTCTGCTTCCACTCGGGAACCGGCATGATCTCTCGCTTGATATCATCGCATTCCCTGATTGCAAGCCGCAGCGCAGTCGCCGCCGTGCTCCTCGTCTCAACCATGTCTTACCTCCCGCACCTGTAGTTGACTGCCTCTAGGCCGTAAACCTGCTCAACGCCCCCGCCGACTCGAATGTCACCGGGGCCATTGCGACGGAGTTCACCGTGCCCCCGAGCGGCTTGTAGCTCGAAATAATGGCCGGCATGGAAAACTCAGGATTATCCACGGCCCGCGCCGTGGATTTCGCCCGGCATCCGACCGTGAAGGGGTCGGCACCTATGAGCGGCCATAGTGTCGCATCGACATTGATGCCCGCCGTTGCCGCGAAATCCTGGTAGAACTCCACGTCGATCTTGCCCTCGGGGATCCCAGCGAGCTTGCTGATTGCCCCGTCACCCATCGCCGTGACCTCTTGGGCCGTCGCCGCCACATCAAACGAGATCGACTTGATACGCGTCGACAGCACCGCCGAGTTCACGATGATGTAGGCATCCTTGAGAATGAACTTTGCCATCTGCTTCTCCTTCCGTTGCTGTGATCTATCTCAGAGCGTCACGATACCCATCGCGACCGCGATATCCGCGCTTCCCGCTGTTCGCGTCCACTTCGCGCGCCAATA